TTCCACTTTGCAGATTTGTTCCACCTTTCGCGGATTCAATCTGTCAAAACGCCCGGTGATACCAACCTGGCCGAAATTGTAAACGGTATGATAATAGCTATCTTCGTAAGTTTCATGCAAATGCTTTGCCAGCGTTCCGTTATGGTTGAAGCCCAGCTTCTCCAGTTCCAATTCCGTTTGGTTCTGCAGAGCCTGCAGTCTGCTGATTCTGCCGGATAAATATCTGTTTCTCGCCTTGCGGTCCTGATACATTCCACTGTCTTTCAGCAGTTCGGTCACCTGTTCTTCATACCGCAGCCATTCTTCACGGCTCAATGGTTTACGAATTTGTGCAGCCGAAACACCGTTTTCTGTGGCATACAGTTCATAAAATCGCTTTAGTTCATCATCCAGCGACTTAATACCGGCTTTGTATTCCTTCTGCAGCGTTTGCAGATAACGGTCCGCGTTCTTGCGCACCGCCTCTTCTTCTAAAAGCATGCGCTCTTGCCAATACTCCTTACTATTCTTCGCCACTTACATCACCGCCCGGCGGATTATCTTCCGGCAGCTCCGGATAGATAGCTTTGGCAAGTTCAGCTTCTTCCTCCTGAATGCGTTCCAGCTCCTGATCAACATCATTAATCTGCGGCAGGAGTTCAAGCAGTGTGCGTTTACTGATGACGCCATCCAGCATTACAATGGTCTCTGTATCCTCTTTGGTATTCTGCGGGATGTTCCGTGTAAAATCTTCTGTGATTTCGCGGTAGTCCCAGCCTTTCCCGTATCGAATATTCAGAATCGTTGTTAAGAGTTCTCTGCGCTTAATGAGTGCTGTGCGGAACTTGTTTTCTTTCACCATGCATTTTTGTTCCAGAGGAATCAACTTAAATTCAATGGCAACACCGGATAAATTCCCGGCGAAGGATTCGTCAGACAAATCCGGTACCATCCCGAATTTGTGAATATCCATGTTCAAGCGTTTCTTAAAATTCTCAACTGCAGTATCGTTGATATCCTTGGTCAGGAAATATGCCTTCCCGTTATCATCCAGATAAATGACACGGTTGCGGCGCATATCACGATATGCATTGTCCCGTTTATTCGGATCATCTGAATCTTCATCTTCCAGCCCGGAATATCCTTGAAAGACCAGATAAGCATCTGTAAAGTATTCGAAATCATTGGCGGAATCCGCCTGTGATTTGTCATAAGCATCTATGATTTCAAGAACATTCTCAAAGTCGCCCTTCATTTCCTCGTTGTTGAGATACACAATCACCGGCACTTCGCCGTAATAGTGCACTTCTTCATCCAGCGTTTCAAAGTTCGCTTTGCCGGAACGGCGCAGCATATGAATAATACGGTCAGGCAGATATACATCAGCATATTCTGTCTTGCTGCCTTCCAAATCCTCCACCGCATAAAAACGAATGGCAGCCAGAAGATAATCTTCGATTCGGGTACCGAATATCAGTATCATTTCTCGCGGGTCAATGCGTTTGTATCGGCTCTGCCCTGCTTCGTTCTGATAGATAACCTCTACTGCATAGCCGAATATACTGGATTTTTTCGCAAGTTCAAAATTTTCGTCTGCATCGAAATTATCTCTGCACAAATCCTGATACGCTGCCAGATATTCTTCGTTGTCCGAAGTAACCTTCACATTGACACCCATAAAATACCCGCTGGTAGTGTCAGTGATATACCTGCAGTAATCATGTGCCAGTTTGTTGTTTGGCTTAAAACTGTCCATTACACGGTTTTCAATCTCGTGCTGGTTACAGTAATAATCATGCAGCCGATTCATTCTTGGCAGCTCTCGCGACTTAAATCTTGCAATCACCTTTCCGACATTTTGTGCAGTCGGTTCAAATGTCTCTAGTTTCAGCAACTCCTCACCTCCTTATATCCCCAGATTTTTTTTGCTCCCGGTGCGAACCTTGCGTTTACCTTTCACATCGCCATTGGCCATTTCGACAAGGCCTGTTAAAGCATCCGGTCCGTCATCATGATCGTTCTTGCCTTTGCGCTGGTATTTCTTAATTGCTTTCGCAAATTCCGGCCAGCGTTTTTCCCAATCTTCCGGCATGATAACCTGTTCCGTCACATTGGAGGCGTTCACCAGTATTCTGGTTTTTTTGTTTTTGCTCTGCGTGAACCAGGTTACATTGCATCTGCGATTGCCAAACCGCTGCAGGAACCGTTTCACATTGCGGGCAAATCCGCGCCCGCCGTTGTTGCTTTCCACCAACGCATCTCGAACACGGTGTAAATCAAGCCGCCGTGCCGTTTCCGGCTCGGTCACTTCCATTGCCTCATCGGTATAGTACACATCCAGTATATAAATATACCGGTCAATGATACCGCCGCTGATGCTTGCCAGATAATCGGCACCGGTGTCCGCAGTATCGGTGTAATTGATAATGCGTTCGAAGCGATCATAATCCACAATGGAGTATGTCTGGAATCCTGCTGCATACAGCCCGCCTTTTTTGTCAATCGGCTCCTGCATGTAGTTGGCATCCCAAATATCCGGGTCAAGCGTCTGCTTTTTGATAAGCAGGTTTTTTGTGCTGTAAAGGCTCTCGCACCAGCTGTTCCCCTCTGCGTCCAGCGCCTGAATTTTGAGTTCATAGCACCGGTTCGGATGTTCCGACAGCACTTTCCCCGCCAGGTCATCACTCGCCCATCGGGTTTGGATAATAATCTGAATTGCCCCGTCCAGCATTCGGCTGGTAAAGGTGTTCTTGTAAAAGTCCCAGTGATGTTCCTTTACGCGTTCGTTCACAGCTTCTGATGCGTTTTTTATCGGGTCATCAATAATCCCAATATTGCCGCGCATACCGGTAATGGAACCCTCGAACCCTGTCGCCAGATAAGACATATAACTGCCCTCTAAACTCCAGATATTCATAGCGCCATCGCCCTGCTTTATTTTCAAATCAGGAAAGAAGCTGCTCGGCACATAATAATTCATATCGCCCGGTATCTCTTTATCCTCGATGGCATCGCGTACCGTTTTTGAAAAGCGGGTGGCCAGTGTTTCATTATAGGATACTGTGATTACTGCATTCTTTACATCCTGACCAAATGCCCAGGTTGCAAACATACTGGCGATATAACTTTTCCCGGCACCAGGCGGCAAGTTCAATACAAGAATATCTCTTGGCTCTGTATCGCCCGGCTTCATCAGCTTTCGCTCATAGAGAAGCTGCATCGTATCACAGATACGCTTCTGATAGAGCCTGTCCGGCTTAAAAAAATTCGGGTCACGCAGGAGACAATACTCCCAAAAATTATCCTGCCCTCGTTTAATTTGCTCGTTTCGTTTGGATTCTTCCGGCGATGCAGTTCGATGTCCGGACAGTTCTTTTAACAAATTCAAATCCGACAACCTTATCGCCCCTTTTCCTTTGCACTTAACTTCCTTTAATTCTGCTTTAATTTTCCTTATATGACTTGCAAAGAATTTTTGCGAAGTGCTTTTCATTCGCAAAAAAATAAAGCCTTAAAACGGCTTTTTACGATTCGTGCAGCTTTTCTTCCACTTGGTTCAGAATTTCTGCTATGCGCTCCATTAAATCCGGATGCGTTTTTAGTTCTTCGGACAGCTCTGCCTTTACAGCAGCAGTTGCTTTCTTCACGCCTTTGTCAAATTCAAAGCGCAATTTCTCACGGCTCACAGTGGAGCGTTCCAGTGTTGCCAAGGTGCGTATGGCATCTAAAGTCAGCTTATCTACCTCTTTGCCCTCTGTCATGGCATTGGTTATCATGTCCATCAGCAGATTAAACGCCACCGTTGATGTAGCTTCTGCCATATCCAGTTTGCTGTCTGCACTGGTTTCAATGATGGCGCGCGCCTGTTCTCTGGCAGTGCTGATACGGTCAAGTTTTGATAAAAAATTCTTGCCGTACCGCTCTACAGATTTCTGACTGATGGAATGCCCCTGCTCGTTGATGAGCCGGGTAATGTCCTTGTAAGTCATCCTTTTATTCACAATTGCATCGTTAATGGCTTCCCGCAGTTCTTGGGGAAGCAAATCCACTTTGCTGTGGCTGCGTCTATCCGTTCCCATTACAAATCAACTCCCGGATCTGCTACGGTTCCCTCTGCCAGGTCAATGCCTTTTGTAGTCAGTTTGTAAAATTCATTTTCCAGCACCATACCGCCATAGTGCGGATTCTCAACAAATCCGTCCTCTTTCAGATATGCAAGCGCTGCCTCGGTATCCCGCACGGTCACGGTATACCCCAAATCATTCAGCTGCTTTTTCAGCGTCCCCGGTTCCAACCCTGCCGGATATGCCCGCTGTAAGATTCGCACCAGCCAGCCGCGAATCTTTTTATTGCGCTGTGCTTCCAGTTCTAACATTCCTTATCCCTCTCTTCCTGTTTTTCCGGTCAATGTACCGATGTCTTTCTTCATTTCCAGAAGAATATCTTTAATGCCATCAATCTTTTGCTCAATGGCATTGATATCCCGATAATGATCTTCTTTCGTTACAAATTCCTTGTACATTTCTTTTTGATGTTTGTTCATGGTATCTTCCATCTTTTCGATAGAAGCTTTGTTTTCCTGCTGGCGTTTCTCGTTTTTGCCATAGAGTTCTTTCAAACACCATGTCACAATCCCCAGCGCCACCGTCATCAATAAGTCATAAATGCCGCTCAGTTCCATACTGTTCCCTCCTTTCGGCATAGATAGCTTCTTAACTTCAATATATTCCATCATCAGCCATCTCCGCCGCAACAGGATAACAGCCTACCTATGTGCTTATCTGATAATCTTAACCGGCACCCAGCGTTTTGTGGTATCGTTTTCGCCCAGCTTAAATCGTACCAGCGCCCGTTCTTTTCTTTTATCTACCTTGCAGATTCTTTCCGGTGCTTCGGCAATGGCTCCGGCATAGCGTATCTGCGCCCCGGTATAATCAATCAACGAATCGCAGGACAGTTCTTCATACAGCTTCAAATACTCCACTTCTTCCGGCTCTACACATCCGGCCAGCGGATATTGTACAAACCACATATCCCGCAGTTTATAATAAAGCTCTGCACTCCAGATTACATGAATCAGAAGATACCCCGCCAGTAACGGTCTGCGCACTTCCTTCCACGCTCCGCGGGTGCGCTCTTTTTGGATGACCACCGGCGCACATACTTCGATGCCTTCTTCCTCCAATGCTGCTCTTACCATATCTTCTTTCCCAATTGTCACTTTTATTGCTTTCCATTCCATTGTATCTGACATCTACCTCACCGCCTGACAAAAAAATAGAGACTGTGTGCAGTTGTTTCCTGCTCACAGTCTCTATTATAACGATACAATTTTATGAGTGTTAATCCCAATGGGAAAGACATTTTTTTGATAGTTTGGTGTCCTACAAATCAAATATGGTCAGCTGCTTGTCATCCACAAACATTGCTTTCTCCGTCCCTTCTATGATACGGTAAAAGCTGTTTTTTGTCAAACCATATTCTCTCATCAGCCGCCGCCGATTGGTACCGTCATATTCTTCCCGCACCCGTTTGCTGATGTATTCCCGCAGCACAGTGTTTTTAGTAGGAAAATAAATTGTGGTACCGCCGAAATTCATCTGCAGCTTTTCATAGGTATCTTCCCCCAAGATTTCCTGCAGTTCTTTGATATCCCCGTTTACCTCTTTCTCATTGAGCGGAATATAAATATTGTCCCCTGCAAAAAGACTGCACAGTTCCAATGTATATTCCACACCAATGACCGAGGCCAGATCATGCATATCGCCTTGCAAATCTTCCAGCAGAACATTCGTCATGGCATCACCGCTTCCGCCGGTTCCTCTTTTTCCGCCAGTTTCTTTAACGCTTCAATGAGATTGCTGGCATCCGCTGCACTCAGCCAATCCAATCGGTCTACATGGTAGTATTTTTTGATAAAACCCTGCAGACGCTTTTTGTCATCATCCCATCCCAGCTTC